GTTTCTCCTAATTTTTCAATCGCAGCTATACTACTAGTTGGATTATCTAGATGATGTATTATATTTAAACACAGGACTACATCAAAGTGTTCGCACTCAGATAAATTTACCAGTTTATCGGCAGTAACTGTATTATTTAAAATAATGACATTATTACTTTCATTATCTTTTCCTAATTGTGTTAGTTGCTTACCGTATTTACTTTCTATTAAAACACAGGTAGCCTCAGGAAAATCTTCTGCTATCCTAAAACTGAAATAACCTAAATTTGCACCTATATCTAAAACAGTAAATGGCCTTTTGTATTGTTCTAAAACTTTTTTTATGGCAGGATATCTCGCAGCGCACTCTCTTATACCAGGAGTTACTGCACCTTTAATCCAAATATCTTGGTATTGTTCCATAATTATAAACTTGCGTCTTCCATACCTGCAACTCGTAACTTAACAATGTTAGTAATTTGCCATTGTTTCTGATCTAAACCTTTTAGGATTCCTAACCACTTATTACGCAACAAAGCAAACTCATTTACTATTTTTTCAAAATCAACTACATCTGCTTCGCCGTCTACGTACTTATCAACATCTCGGCTTGATAAAGCACGTTGATAATTTTCTAAATATTTTTTAAAAAAAGAACTTCTTAGTTTTCTTAACTCGATATTCAAATAGTTTAATATAGCTTCTATTTCTTGCAATTGGTTAAATCTATGTTCAACTATTCCAGGAAGTTCACTAGCAAGCTTTTCAACATTGCCTTTAACCTTACATTCAAGTTTTGCATCTCTTAACTCAGTTTCAAAATGCAATATAGCATCTGGAATCTTGCTAATATCTCTTGCAACTTCACTATACCAACCCATTTAACCTTTTAATATTCTTCATCCTCGCCTATGTCTAAATAATAAGAAATTGCAATATCAAGTGTACTGCAATTTCCTAATGAATTTTTCATTGCATCTTCTGTCGTTCCAAAATCTGCAAGTAATTCTACAAAGTGTTCTGCTGCAACTGTTAACTGTTTCTTGTCGCAATGTTCTCGAAATAAACTCCAAATTTCAACTATCTGTTGTTCCGTCATCTTCTATAATCTCCTCTTCCATAGATGGAGTATTTATATCTTTTTGTTTTTTTGGATAGTCTTGCATAACCATATCTAACAGTTCGCCAGTCCAATTTTTACGATATTCCTTATGTTCATTTCCTTCACTGTCAATATATCGTAATCTATTTCCATCTTTAACAAGATGACCTTGTTTTTCAAATAAGTCAACAAGGCCACTGTAAGGATTCATACCTGTTTCATAAGGAATCTTTACCTGTACTCCTTCAAATGGTTTTGCATAACGTGTTTTCATTACCTTACAAGCTGCACGGATGCCTTGTACTTCTGAGGTTTTGTTACCGTCCTCGTCTTCTTTTAGTTTGAGTTTTTTCATTGCAACTACAATACTACTTGCATAGATAAAACCTTGTCCTCCTGAAATCTTGTCATCTGGATCAAACATGTCCTGGCTTGCGTATGTATGATTAGTTGCTACAAGTCCTACATTATGACTGCCAAACATATTAACACAATTCCTTACAAGAGCTGTAAGTGCCTTAGGTTTCCTGCCCATATCACCTTTAAGATCACCCTTGCCAAATTGATCAACATCAGTTGGCGTCAGTAACATACCTAAGCTGTCAATAACAAACAATACTTTAGGTTTGTCTTCTCCTTCAAGATTTTTGTAGTCGTCAATAAAGACTGAGATAGTTTTAGCTACATCATCAATCATACTCATGTTAAGTTTTAGTAGCTTTTTTTCACTCGTATCAACGTTTAAATTCCTAAGCCAGTCTTCGTCAAGTGCGTTCTCACTGTCAATTAGCACGACAAAAATGTCTTGGTCTTGTGCTGCTTTTACAATGTTACCTGCACAGATATAACTTTTACCTGCACCAGATTCACCTGCAAATACACTAACTTTACCTAGTGGAATGCCTTTGTGAAAATCACCTGAAATGAGATAGTTTAGAGCATAGTTGCCAGTTGATATCCAATCAGTTGGATCATTAAAACCAGCACTCATGCCAGTGATAGATTTTGTTAATTGTGTTCTAAATTTACTTGGATCAAATGCTTTTGCCATAATTGTGCCTTAAAAAGTCAGAATGCAAGAAACATTATGTTCCTTGCTCATAGTGTATTAGTCTGCTTGTCTTGCTCGGATCATTGCAAGGATGTCTTTTGCGTTATCTCCACCTGCACTAGTTTCTGCTACTACAGGTTCGATTACTGTAACAATTTCTTCTTTTGTTTCAACTACTGTAGTCGTAACAGGAGTAGAATTTGCACTAGTATTAGGATCTCCAGTCATTGCTGACATGCCTGCTGGACGGAAGTATTGACTCCATCGTTCACTGTCATATGCTTCTCCGTCGACACTAGCTTCAAACATCTGCTGCATGATTTTTATTTCAACATCAGTTGGTTTCTTAGGAAGGAAATCATTTAGATTAAATAACCCAAATGAATTAATTGCATGCATTTCTTTGTCGTTTAGTGGCCGCTCTCTACGTGCCCAATTACTAGTTGAATAATCGGCAAATCCACCTTTAGATGTCTTATTAAGACGGAAGTCAATACCACTTGTGTAATCAGTTGGCAATTCTTCCATATCCGGATCCATTAATGCTTGCTTAATAATCTGGAAAATTTGAGGACCAATAATAAATCTGCGGATTGGATTTTCTGGTACAGTTTCTTCTTTCAACGGATCATCGTTTACAAAGCCTTGGAAAAGATATGAACGCTTTTTCCAATACTTGCGACCCATTTCTTCTAGGCTAGGATCTTTAAACCAGCCACGTACCTCATTTAGGATAGCACAGCTCTCACCGTACATTTCCATACAAGGAATTTGCACCTGTACTGGCTTACTATCGGTTTCTCCTTTTACACCTGCAAAAGGAAGTTTAATCATTAATCTCTCTCGCCAGAAAAAAGTATTGTTGTTGTCACCGTCTGGAAGGAACCTAAGAGATGCAGTAGTACCCTCTGCCATGTTCCAAAAGGGATAGATACCGTTATCACCACCGGATGTGTTTCCACCTTGTCTTGATTCTTGTTCTTTGAGTTTTGCTCGAATTTCTGCTAAAGTTGCCATAATATGCCTTTCTATAAATTGTTAAATGTGCCTTAGCTGTTGCCTTAAATGTGTAGCACAAACATATATGCTACACGAGTATTTATCAAATGTCAATAATTAAATTATTGATTTGATAGATTATTTGTGATCATCTGTGCAGTGTGTATGCCAGTATGATCCACCGTGCTGATCGTCATGATCATGATGTTGCCATGAATTGCAATGATCATGATTATGCATTCGTGACATATGGTGTTCTCTGTGTGGTGTAGTACAAGCTGCGAGTAAAATAGTTGCAGCCGCTACAGTAAAAAATAATTTCATAATTTCCTTTTATGCTATTCCAGCAAGCTTCAGAATATCTTGTGCTTCTGTACTGTACTTATCTTTAATTCTACCAAGCTCTTCTTGATTGGCACCATCTCTTCCTGCTTGGGCAAGAGCTTTCATGCCATCTTTGCCATATTTCTTTTTACCAATATGATATTGTAAACCGGATTCGTCTACATCGTTTTCGTAGGTCTTTGTGAATTGCGGATCAACTTCGTGTATTTTATTGCCATACATCATTTTTAATTTATGGAACGCAGAATTAGGCAATACCATGACTTCTGAATTTTCATCAGCAACTTCTATGTAACCGGCAAATCGTCTGTCATTCTGTATGTCATAATAATCTTCCATGTTAGGAACTACAAAATATCGTCTATCACTTTTTGGTTTAGGATCAATTAATCTTTCTTCTACATCATCATCCATCAATACACCGTCAGCATCTGTATCATACCCATTGTATTCTCTAAACTTTTGATTAATAGCTTCGATGAATTGCTTGGCTGGATTGATTAAATTTTCGCCATAATCTTTTTCTACAGCAGTTAATACAGCAGTTTCTCCTTTTGGAAATTGGCCTGTTTCTCTATCATACATGCTTAAAATAAATTCTGTTACTGGTACACTTTGCTTAGGCTTAAGATCATCTTCTGAAAGGGCATTATCTACTATATCATCTGCCCATTCTTCAAATTCATGAAAAGTATCTTCTTCTTTTTCTGTTTCCTCTACCTCTTCGTCATTTACTTCATCAATAATATTATCAGGCGTAATTTTTTCAGCTTGTTTCTCACTAATCAATTTATAAATGTAAGGAAATACTTCTTGTAATTCTTCGTTGAATTGCTTGATAGTTAATTGATCAATCCAATTTTCTGCAACATCTTGTGGAACTTCTTGTAGATCTTCATTAGTGAAATTTTCTACCATTTCTTGATATCTATTTTCTTTTTGGATGCTTTCGATAGTTTTCTTTACAGTTGTAATACGATCATTTACAATGTCTGCATATTCAGACAAGCCTTCTGCCATTACACTTGATCGACTTACATAGTTTTTAAACTTTTTTAGTTTACCTAATTCTTCGCTCAGACCTACAATGTGCTTGCCAAAATCATCATGCATTGTGCCGCCTTCGGAGACGTGTCTTGCCATTGCTCGTGCGCCATTCAAATGCTTGATAGGGTATTTAAACCTTTCGCCTTCGGCATTTTCTACATATATATTTTCAATATGTTGTGTGCGGCCACTTGCTAGATTATTATTAACTGGTTGTGAATGTTTGATGCTTAATCTAGCAGCACCTATATCTTGATAACTAGTTTTACTAGTTCCATAAAGTCGTGATTCTGTCATTGCTCCTTCTCCGGCGTTTTTAGCTAAAAATTGATAGTCTCTTCTATTTAAATTACTTTTTGTTATGTCTCTTACATCAAAAGTTAATAATCTCTTTTTTGAAAAGTTTCTTAATTCTCTTAAAAATGCATACCAATTTTTCTTTGTAGTTGCATCTTGCCCTTCTACAAAATTTTGTGCATACATAATGTTCAAACTTTTTTCGTCAAGAGCTATACTTACTTTGCCCAAACTGTCACCATTTTCTGTAAAATCAAAATCAAAAAATCTAGCTTCTTTTGGTTCGTTGGTTACATTTCCTTCTTCGTCACCTAGTGTAACACTGGGAAATTTTCCTCTAACTTTGTTAAATAGCTCTTCGCCTATAAAATTAATGTTCTTTTCCATAATTGTATTTATCAATAGTTGGTGCTTACAAAGATAGGCATCGGTGCCTGATAATCTTCCTCTTCGTCCATGGTTTTGAATGAATTATATATACGTGGATCCCAATCTCGTAATATACTAATAATACGTAGACATAACAACATTGAGCTTACTAAATCGTCTGTTTCTTCTAATTTTCCTCTATAAGTGGTCCCTACAGCAACAAAGTTTTTTAACTCGCTGATTAACGGAGCACTTGTAATTTGTAATTTATTATTTTCAATCATTACTTTTAATTTACTACACGCTGTTAATTTACTGCTATGTGTTGTATTAAATCCTTTCCTAAACTTCCTTACATGACCTTTCCGTATAGGCTCACTTATAAATAGTCCAGGAATGTTTTCTTCTCCAAAATCATTAATTACCAATAATGCAGCTTCTCCAATAGCGTTGTTTTCTACGCTCCAGTATATATTTGTTGCACTTTTTGTATGACTTGCAATGTAGTCACAAATATCTTTTAATACACGAATTTGTCCTGGTATTGCAGTTGTATTATGCCGCCATTCGCCTACTTGTTTATAGGTAGGTAATTCTATAATTTGGATAGCTGCATAATCTCCGCCCGTTCCCATACTAGGATCTAAGCCTACTACATATGTTGCATCAGGTTTTATTTTATCATACCAACGAGTCTGACCCATATTAACAATAACCTGTGATGCTTCCATTGTGGCAAGTGTCATGCTATTTATGAGCGTTTCATCATAAACTAAAAATTCACAACCATATTCTCTGCGGAAACGTTCTTCGCCAATCCGTCCCATTTCAGCTTCGCGCCATTCTTCATCACGATCTGGATGCTCATCCCAATGTACTGTAAAACTATGGAAACCATTTAATCCTAATTCTTGTTCATTTCCATGATCGTCATACTTTTGTTCTGCTTGTTTCCAAATTGTTGCAAATGTATCTTCGTCTGAGTTTGGTGTACTGGTGATAATTGCACGACCACCAGTGGCAAGTGTTGGTGATATACTAGTCCAAAATTCTTCTGCAATGTTTGGGGCAACAAACGCAAACTCATCACAATAAAGTAAGGATATACTCATACCTCTACCAGTGTTATCTGTTGTAGTAGCACTTACGATGCGAGATCCATTTTCAAATTCGATGCTACCTTTATTATAACTAGTAACCCCTGCTCTAATATAATCCGGACACATTTCATAAACATATCTAACCCTTTGCATAATTTCTTGTGCGCCTGTGTATTTGTGAGCTGCAATCAAAATAGTTTGATCAGGATTAAACATTGCAAACCATGTTAAATAGATTGCTGCACAAGTAGTTTTACCTGTTTGTCTTGGCAACATATTAATATTAAATCGATATTTGTGGTATGTATCGAAAAGTCTAACTTGGTATTCAAAAGGATCAAATTTTAATTTGCCTTTTACAGGATGTTGAATATATGCAAAATTTTTAGAGAAGTACAGGTATCCATCTTGAGGATCCATACATTTCATTAAATCCTCAATTTGTTCGTTTGTAAAAGTTTCTGTTTGGTTTGCTTTTTTAGTTATTACACCGTCTAAGGATTTACTCATTTTTTATTTAGCGAAACTTGAAATTAAGTTTATGATATTGCCAGCGGACATTCCATGTTTTTGCAAAGCATCTATAGCTTGTTTTGTAACATTCATAACTTCTTGAGGTACATTTTGAGCAGCATTTCCTTGATTTCCTGCAGCTTTAATTGCGGCTGCGGCAGCTTTTCCTCTATCCGCTGCTTTATTTCCTGCTGCTTGTCCCGCTTGTGCTTTAGGTGCTGCTTTAGTAGCTCTTAGTCGTGCCTGTTGTCGTGCTTGGCTAACATTCTTTGGCCTTGGTTGTCCACCTGCTGGTACTTTAGGTGCTGCTTGTCCTGCTTGTCCTGCTGGTGCTTTAGGTGCTGCTTGTCCTGCTTGTCCTGCTGGTGCTTGTCCACCTGCTGGTTTTGCGCCTACGTTGTTATTTTTATTTCTTACATCAGTATCCGCATTAGCCATCCAGCCGTCGCCTGGACCGCCTGAGTCAGGTGCTTGTTGATTAGCTGTTGGAGTAGGAGGTGGCCCTGCTTGCGGATTAGTTGTACCTCCACTTAATTCTGGGTCCCCAGTAGCTGCTTGTGTATTATCTGTAGGCGGTGTTTGTTGTTGATTGTCTGCTGCTGGTTCTGCTGCTGCTGCTGGTTCTTCAGGTGCTGCTGGTTCTTCAGGTGCTGCTGGTTCTGCTGCTGCTGGTTCTTCAGGTGCTGCTGGTTCTGCTGCTGCTGGTTCAGGTGCTGCTGGTTCAGGTGCTGTTTGTTGAGTATTATCGTCTGTAGCAGAAACCTTCTGCGCTTGGGATTGATCTTGTTTTTCTGCATCTTTATCCCCTTTGTTTGCAGATCCAACACTTTGAGCATTTTTTATAAATTCATTCTCTTTGTCAATTAAGCCAAATTGATCGCCGCCACCTTTAAAATGATCTCTCTGTTGCTCTAAATATTTTATCATTTGTTCTTTATTAAACTCAACTGTGCTACCAGTTCCATAATTCATTGTTGCTTTATAAGTATCAGGCTGCTTTTTTACCTTTGCAATCTGTGCATCAAGCTGTGCTGCAGGGTCCTTTTTCTGTTTCTTTGCCGTTTTCTGTTTCTTTGCCGTAGGTTTAGCTGCTGTTTTTGTTTGCGTAGTTTGTGGTTGCTGTTGTGTATCATCTCCACCACTGAACCAGCCAGAAACAGTATCTTTAGCTTTATTCCAGCCTGACTTCAAGTCATCCAAACCAAACTCATCTAATTTTTCGTATTTTTCATATAAGTTTTTTTTTAACTGTGCTTTTAATTTTTGCTCATATGTTATAGCAGGATCTTTAGCTCGTAACGCACCTTTGTCTTTTTTCCTATTTAAGCCACCAGATAAATCCTGTAGCATGTATGAATCATCTTGATATTCTTCGTCTGGCGAATTAGCATATTCTTCTTCTACTGCTTCTCCACACGGTGTATCCATGCTGTGGGCTGCAGCACAAGCAGGACACATATGATCACCTTCGTCAGGCATAGGTTGATTAATGTCCATGTCTGTGACTAGATGTGCAGTGTCTAACCCTGCATTTTTTAGAATTGCCATCAATTCTAAGACTTCGCTGCTGGTGTTTCCAGTCATTGATATATTCATACTTGCTTCTTTTAACATTATTTTTCCTCTTAATAAAACTCTTTTAATAAACCTGCGTTCTTTAATAATCTTGTAAAATCTGTACTTGAATTGTCTAGTTTTTTTCTGGCTACGTCTAATCCTGGTATGTTTCCTTTTTTACGTTGATCAACTGTCTCTGGAGCACTACCGTCACTTCCAACACCTGTTTGCTTTGCTTGCGATTTTGGTGAGTTTTTATCTGTGTCATTAGCTGTTGGGAATGCACTGGGCATTTTTTCCATGCTGTTTGCGACTTTCTCCGCACTTTCTTTGTTTGGGTAAACATCTGATTTGAAATTAGGATTTTGTCTATCTTTTATTACATGGTCATTAGAGGTTTTCCGATGTGGTCCGGTATAAGGAACTGCTATAAATCTTCTACCTTGATCGCTTGTTGATTCTGTACCTTGATTAGTGATCTCTCCTGAATTTGGGGTTTGGTTTAGATGGTCGACATTTGAAGGCGGACCAGCATTGGCGGTCGATCCGTATAAATTCTTATAGGTATTAATAACATTTTTTTGTCTTTGTACCAAATCGTTGATCGCTTTTTTTAATTCGTCACTTGTTTGACGATAATCCAGCATCTGAGTTAGGTCTTGATACTCAGCATCATAAGTGTTAAACCAATCATTATAAGCTGTCTTTTTCTCTGGATCGGTCTTTGTTTGATCAGTAAGTATATTCATCATATTTTCTGCTGATGTGTTCAGTTGTTGAATATCTTGTAAATCACTTTCATCACTTTTACCATTACCTGTAGTTGGAGTTGTAACTGGCGGTCTTGGATCTGGTATGATCTTGCTAGCTCTACCTCTGGCAAATTCGTTTGCTGCTTCTTCTGTCTTAAATGGTCCTCCTTGTACTTTTTCAACACCTTCAGGTCTTTGAACATATACATCATATCCAAACGCTGTTTGTCTAATAAAATGTGGATATTTCCTTTCGCTACCTTGGTAACTACTTGTATCTGTACCCCAGCTTCCTACTGATTGGTCATTTACATCTTGTCCTTGTAACTCGCTTGGTTTTTGATCACTCTGTTTATTGCCAACTTTCCTTTTTGTTTTCCAACGATCATTAGGAGCATTAAGGATATCTCCACCTCCAGGACCATCGCCAGCCATATCATTCCATTTTTTAAGTTTTGCCCATTCGGCTTGATCAATCAATGCAGTATTATTGTCTTTTAAGAATTGATAAATTGCATCACGAGCCCTGTTAAATTTAGTGTCATGTACAGTCTCAAATCCAGTGCCTTTTGTATCTGAAGTAATCTGCAGTTGTGCACTCATCAAGCCTCTTCCAGGAAGAGGTATTCTATCTACATAATACTGTTTATCCCTTTTACCTCTAAATAGTCTATTCAAGTTTTTTGGTATTGGCACATATCTATCATATGCATATGTGCCTGTTGGCATTTTGTCTTTATTAATTTTTGAACCTAACTTTTTACCAAACTCTTTACCTACTTTACGTGCTGCCTGTCCGCCATCAGCTGAGAGTCGATCTGACCGACCGCTAGTCGGTGTAGTTTGACTGGGATCAGTAGTTGCTTGTCCGGCTGCTTGCAATTCATCTGCCGTGTCTTGATCAGTAGGTTTACCCCGAATCATGCTCTTAACCGTTGGACTTACATCACCTGTTTTTTCAGGTTCTTGTGGTTCTTGCTTTGTGATACCAAATCTTTTGTATACATCATCAACTGTATTAGTGCTGCTCATTTGTATAGAAGCAGGTAATAAGTTTTTATTAAGTTGAGCTTGTGCAACTGCTTTGTGTTGTGGATTGTCAAAATCAACTGCTTCAACACTGTACTCGCCAAATGGTAACATATCTGGCATTTTATTACTGAAGTCAGTTTTCCTTGCTTTTGACGAAACAACCATAGGACTATTCATAAATGAGTTTCTATGAGTGATCAACCCTGTCAATCCCATAGCTTTCGCTACATGTCCGTAAAATGCGCTAAATTTCATTCGGTCTGTGTCAA